ATGAGAAAACCAATCCTTTATAAACATCGGGGCGCGTGGTATGCGCGCTTTTGGAATGAAACCGATAAAAAGTATCATTCCCGCGCCCTAGGAGTAAAAGTCGAGGGTAAGACAGAGCGGCGATCTGCAGCATACGAAGCAGCTTTGAAACTTGCCCCGGAAATGGCGGGAACTATTGCAAAAAATGCAACAGGTGAGAAAATAATCGCTGATATTTTGCTCCTTGAATATGCTGATAGCTTTTGGCAGTCGGATAGTGAATATGTTAAAGAAAAAGCGCTGTTAGATAAAAAACCTTTATCTTATCATTATTTATTAACAAATAAAGAAATGATTAAAAATAAAATGAGACCATTTGAAGGTTTTCAAGGATTATCTTTAAAAGAATTGTCAAAGCCGATTATAAGACAGTGGAAGTTATGGCTTGCAGAGCAGGGTTATTCAGGACGTACAATAAACGGCGCAATGCTCGCGCTACGTGTCCCTGTTAAAAGAGCTTTCTACGACGACTTAATCCCGACAGACCCTTTTAACGGCGTACCGCGAGCAGCTCATAAAGAAAAAACAAGAGGCATACTCACACCGACAGAAATAAAAATGCTTGTAGATAAACCAGCCGCAGATCCACGCGCAAGGCTTGCCGTTTACTTCCCTTTATACTGTTCTATGCGCATGGGCGAGGTACGCGGCTTGCGCTGGGGTGATATATCGGACGGAGTTATTCATATACAGCATAATTGGCAGGAGAAAGAGAAAGATAAGGATTGTAAATGCGGCTCCGAGGGATATGTTCCAATGCCGTGCGTAGTGGCGGAAATGTTAAACAGGTTGCATGATATTGCTCCATGTACGGGGCATAGTGATTTTGTAATGGCAATAAGACCTTATAAGCCGATTTGCCGTGAGTATTTGTGGGAATCTCTCAAAAAAGAGCTTTTAGACATCGGAATTGATGAGGCGCAACGTAAAGAACGTAATATAGTTTATCACTCATTGAGGCATAGTTTTGTTACCGCTTGTAGAATAGCTGGATTAACCGATTTTGAAACAATGACATTATCACGGCACAAGGATATAAAAATGCTACAGCGGTACAGTCATGGCAAAGAAGCCATAGATATTAAAGGAATTGGTCTTAAGTTTGAACAGTCATTAATTTTTAAATAAATATAAAACCGTTTGACAAGATTTCTTATTTATGATATAAGTAAACATTGGCGTTTTATCTGTTGTCTATGTACAAAGTAGACAACAGTGTTTTTTAAATCTAATCTAAATAACCAAAAAAATTACTCCTCTTTGTCTTTTGAAATATTACTGTTCCCATTATGTTTTATCGTAATGCTTCTTGTTTATATAGGAATTGTATTATGAAAAAAACTTTTAATGTGGTCGATATGTTCTGCGGCGCAGGAGGTGAATCTACCGGCATCCAATGAATCAAAAATTCTGAAAACGCTTGACAGGGAAGCTAAAGAAATAATCGGTTCACAATCCATTGAAGAGAAAGAGGAAATACTAAAGGCTTTTTCGGAAGGTGAAATAAAAAGAATAATCACAAAATCATCAATAACAGGCATGGGCTTAAATTGGCAGCATTGTAACCATTGTACATTTTTTCCGACATGGAGTTATGAACAATACTATCAGTCATTACGCCGTTTCTGGCGGTTTGGACAAACGTTTGATGTAACTGTTGATTTGATTTTATCGGATGGACAAAAGCGCGTAATGCAAACTCTTGAAGAAAAGAAAATCAAAGCGGCGCAGTTATATGAAAATCTTATAAATAGCGTAAACAAAAGTTTCAAGATGGTTTCCATTAGAGGAAACGATAAAGATATTATTTTACCTAAATTTTTGGAGGTTGCGTAATGGAAAAGATCAAAGAGTCAAAGCACATGGATAGGTACTCGATTTATAACGGGGACTGTATGGACGTGTTGCCAAAACTCCCTGACGAAAGTATTGATTTGTCGGTGTATTCGCCGCCGTTTGTCGGATTATATCAGTATTCAAGCGATCCACGAGACTTTTCAAATTGTACGTCAAGAGAACAATTTTTAATTCAATATGATTTTCTAATAAAAGAAATATCAAGGATTACAAAGCGTGGAAGAATTAGCGCAGTACATTGCAGTGATATTTTTATCGGAGGTGATACGCTTTATGATTTTCCACATGAAGTTATAGAGATACACAAAAAATATCACTTTCATTATTTTTCGCGGATTACAGTTTGGAAAGAACCGTTGCGTGTTAGAACTCGTACAATGTTGCGCGGCTTAATGCACAAATTATTAGTTGAAGACGCAACAAAATGTCATGTTGCAAATCCTGATTATATTTTAATTTTTCGTAGGGCTGGAGAAAATAGCGTTCCGGTTACGCACATTGACGGAATAAATAATTACGCTGGTGATGTACCAATATTACCTCATATGCTCAGAGTATATAACAATGAGTATGGTACAAAATTTACTGCTGATGAGTTATGGGAATATTTAAAAAGCACCAAAGTTAAAGGCGAAATCTCAAAACTCAATCATTATATCTGGCAGCGTTATGCTTCATCTATTTGGGACGATGTACGAATTGATAACGTTTTACCTTTCCGGCCAGCAAAAGAAGAAGACGATGAAAAACACGTTCATCCATTACAGCTTGATGTAATAGAACGCCTTGTGGAGCTATACAGCAATATAGACGAGGTTGTTCTAACGCCGTTTATGGGTGTAGGCTCTGAAGTTTATGGCACAGTAAGAAAAGGAAGAAAAGCAATCGGCGTTGAATTAAAAACCAGCTATTATAAACAAGCTTTAAGAAATTTAGAAAACATTAAATATAGCGATGATGAAAACGCACAGTTAATATTAATGCCAGAAAATGATGAAGAATATTAAAATGGTTTAATATGTCCTATAATTATTCCAATTAAATATATTTAAAAACCTATTGACAACATGCTCTGTATCTGATATAAAGTAGCTATAAAACACTGCTAGGTTTTATTTTGGGAGGACTATTATTCCAGAAAAACCTAACAGACCATGCCTATATGCCGGATGTACCAATACAGTTGAATCCGGTTACTGCCAAGCCCACGCGCATTTTTACAATCCCCCAAAAAGAGCAATAGACCAAAGACCCTCAGCAGCCTCCCGCGGCTATGACCGTGTTTGGCAGCTTATAAGAGCCAAGGTATTAAAAGACCACGGTATACCAGCCGACCAATGGCATAAATACGATATCCACCATGAGCCTCCATATAATCCCCAAATAGAACCCCGACACACAGCTTATAAACTTACGCCTCTTCTCCGTAGCGACCATAGCAAGGTTACGGCAAGGCGAAGGAGGCAGGCATGAGTAACCAAACACTAACAGAAAAACAAATAAAATATAGAGCATATTATAATGCAAATAGAGAAAAAGAGCGTATTAGAAAAGCTAAAGATGGCTCTCCTCTTCATTTAATAAAAGATGTTTTGAACGCATGGGAAAAACAAGGAATATCAGAAAATTATTGGACAGTATACGAAAAGGCTTGTAATTTTATTGGACGTATTCCAAGAACAGCATTCAAAATGGGTAGGGGGGGTGAATCTCTACAAGAACAAACTGAGACCGTTAAGGTTAAGAAACAAATTGACACGTCCATAATTCAGGAAGGGGGGTTGAATAATGCCGGCAGGTAGACCTCCAAAGCCTACGGCTCAAAAGAAGCTGCAAGGTACAAATAAAAAATGCCGCGAAAATAAAAAAGAGCCAAAATATGACCCGTTAAAAAAATCTACACCGCCGCCCAGTTATCTAAATAAATATTCAAAAGATTTATGGAAAAATCTCCTGGAAGAATGGGATAAAAACCCGATAGCGGAGGTGACAGATTATTACGCGCTGGAAATGTTATGTTTCAGTTATGGTTTTTGGAAAGACGCAGCGGAAAAAATATGTAAAAATCCTGATTTATTGGAGCATCAAAAAAATGGCGGTCCGTCTGTTTTGTCACAACAGATGAATAAATGTTTTTCGCAATGTGAAAAATTAATGTCACGATTTGGACTTACACCATCTGACAGAGCGCGGCTTGGATTAATAAAAAAAGAAGATATAGACCCTGACGATGAAAAAATGAAGGAGTTGATAAAGTGAAAAATGTATTTCTATTTATTTTATTATTGTTATTTACAGGCGGTATATTAATGGCTAATTACACAGCTGAACAATATATCACCGACGTATCGGATAATAAAATCGTAACCTGTAAATGGGTTAAGCTCGCGGTTAAAAGGCACACAAGCGATATAAAGAAAATCGGGAAAAAAGATTTTCAATATCACTTTGACTCTGCCGCCGCAAAAAACGCAATCGATTTTATTCAATTATTGGAACATACCAAAGGCGAGTTCGCGAACAGGGCGCTTAATAAAGACATAAAAATAAAACTTGAACCGTGGCAGCAGTTTATAATTTGGTGTACCGAAGGATGGCGAAACAAAGATGGTTATCGAAGATTTACGCGGGCTTACATAGAAGTCGCGAGGAAAAACGGAAAATCTACCTTCGCCTCCGCGCTTGCTAATTATCATTTTTTCGCGGACACACCAAAAGAAATAGCGCCGGAGATTTATTTTGCGGCCACTAAACAGCAGCAGGCTTCCATTACATGGGAGGAAGCGGACCGGCAAATACAGCGAAATAAAATATTAAAAACGCAGACGCAGACTTATAAAAGTAAAAAACATATTATCGTACCAAAAACCGCCGCAGTTATGCGTCCGCTTGGCAGAGACAGTAAAACCGAGGACGGGCTTAATCCCTCTTTCGCGGTTATTGACGAATACCATGCGCATCCTGACGCAGGGTTAATAGATGTTATCGAAAGCGGTATGGGCGCGAGGAAGCAGCCGCAAGTTTTTATTATTACGACAGCAGGAACTAATTATAACAGCCCATGTTTGGAAGAACATGAGCATCTAAAAAAAATGCTCGAAGGTTCCATACCGTCAGTCAATTCATTTTTTGGAATAATATTCACGCTTGACGAAGGCGATGACTGGAAAAACCCGGAGACTTGGATAAAAGCAAATCCTAATCTTGGAATATCAGTTGATAAAGAAAGACTGGCGGAGCAGATAGAACTTGCTGCTTCCTCAACAGTCAAGATAACAAATATAAAAACTAAACGCCTGAACATTTGGTGTAAATCAATAATGGCATGGTTTAGTTACGATGCCTGGCAAAAATGCGGCAAGGTAAAATATACAGAAGAAGAATTAAAAGGGCGTATATGTTATGGGTCGATGGACTTATCAAGCACGCAAGATATTACCGCTATTTGTTTATCATTCCCGCCAGTTACAGAGGGTGAACCTTACAAACATATTTATAAATTTTATATCCCTGAAGATTTGACACAGGAAAAAGAAGAGATTGACAAAGTACCGTACCGCCAGTGGATTGAAGAAGGATTTATAATCGCGACTCCCGGCAATGTAATTGATTATGATTATGTTGAAGCGGACATCATGCAATTAGCGACAATTTATGAAATAAAGGAGTTCGCCTTTGATCCTTGGCACGCGCAAGAAGTTATCAATCATCTAACAGACGCTGGTATGAATATGATACCAATAACACAAGTGTATCGAATGGTATCTCCCATGTGTCACACTTTTGAAAAACACGTCTTAGCCGCAGATCTTGCTCATAACGATAACCCTGTAATGTATTGGATGATATCCTGTGTGGAATTAAAATCAGACAGACAGGGGAACATAATGCCGATGAAGCCGCGGCGTAATACTAACGGAAAAAGAATTGACGGTGTAGTAGCTAACCTTATGGCTATTGGCAGAGCTTCTTTGCAGATAACAACAGGTTCAGTTTATGAAGAAAGAGGAGTATTAACGGTATAATGGGATTCTTTGATTTTCTTAAGCGTAAAGCCTCCGCGCCTACTCCGATTCATGATTACTCGGGCTGGGGAGCTCCATCAATGTCCGGCGCGGTAGTTACAGAAAACCGCGCGATGGGTTTATCCGCACATTTTGCTTGCGTAAGTTTAATATCAAGAATACTCGCATCCCTTCCAATTCATGTTTATGAAAGAACCGCCGCAGGCGGTAAAAAAATCAGAAATGATCACCCTACAGCGCGGCTGTTAAGAAAAAAACCTAATCCCGAAATGACTTCATTCTCCATGATTGAAGCGATGCAGGCGCAGATTTTAAATCGAGGCAAGGCGTTCGCGGAACTAATTTTTGATAAAAATGGCAACGTCCGCGAAATATGGCCAATCGCTCCGGGTGTTTGTGAGCCGAGAAGAAAAGATAAATACAGTCCGATTGAATATCACTTCCCTAATTCAGGCACAATATTACCAGCGTGGAAAATACTTCATGTACCGGGCCTTGGTTTTGACGGCATAAATTCATTTTCGCCTATTCAATTATTCAGACAGTCTTTAGGTTTGGGTTTAGCGCTTGATGAGTTTGGCGCGCGTTTTTTTGGGCAGGGAACGAATATTGGCAGCTTGCTTATTCATCCAAAGACATTATCAAAAGACGCGCATGAGAGATTAAAAACAAGTTTAACAGAAGGTTTCCAAGGTTTATCAAGATCACATAAAGCGATAATCCTTGAAGAAGATATGAAGTTTGAAAAACTCGGAATGCCTCTTGAAGACGCTCAGTTTATTGAATCAAGAAAGTTTACTGTATCGGAAATGGCGCGGATTCACGGTGTACCGCCTCACTTAATCGGCGACTTGGAAAAAGCGACATTCTCAAATATCGAAGAGCAAGGACTTAACGCCGTTATTTATTTATTCCGACCGTGGATTATTCGATGGGAGCAAGTTCTTAATAATAAATTATTCACAGGTGAGGAAGAGCAGGATAAATATTACATTAAGTTTGAACTCGATGGTCTATTGCGCGGCAATATGAAAGCGCGTTATGAAGCGTATTCAATCGGGTTACAGCAAGGTTTTTTAAACGCTGACGAAGTACGTGAACTGGAAGATATGGATCCATTACCAAACGGTCAAGGAAAAATATACAGGTTCCCTCTCAATCTTGCAGAAGCTGGGAAACAAATTAAAGAATTAAAACGGTTTACAAAACTGTTTGGGGAGAATAAAAATGATTAAAGAAAAATTACAAAGAAGGTTTATCGCTCTTGAAGGCAGTGATATATTAACCCTAAGAAGCGATGACGCGGAAAAACCCGCGTATAAAATTAAAGGTACTCCGATTGTTTATAATCGCGAAGTTGTTCTTTATGAAAATCAACATTTTCGATTAACAGAAATAATCGAGACAGGCGCTGCAAGAGAAGCGCTTTTGAGAGCTGAGCAGGTTCTTCTCTGGAACCATGACAGTTCGAAGCCAATGGCTGCGCGGAAAAACAATACTCTTACTGTTCGCGAAGATGTGAACGGTGTATATATCGAGGCGGATATTTCAGGGACAGCTTGGGGACGCGACGGTTTTGAGGCGATAAACTCCGGGCTTGTAGATAAAATGTCTTTTGGGTTTTACGTGAATGAAGACGGTTATACCGAAGAGCGTTTTGTCGAAAACGGAAAAAGATGCTGCAAGCGGTCAATTAAGAAATTGGACCGTGTGGTTGACTTTTCTCCTGTTACATATCCCGCCTATCAGGATACGGACGTACAAGCGAGAGACGTTGAAAGTATCCAGAAAGATTTTGACACCGATGAAACGGAAAAAACAAATCAGCGCGAGAAAGTAAGAGCGAACGGTGAAGAGGCTTTAAAGATGGCTGAAAAACATCTTAAAGACATAGCGTATTAA